CAACGAAGTCGGCCATGAATCAACTGCCGAGCGGGCTCGGCTCGGGTGCCGGGTTGGTTGGTGGGGCGCTTGCGGCTGGGGTCGGGCATGCCAGCACCGTCCGGCCAGATCCCTCCACCCTGGTCGTGGTGAAAGAACGAGGCTCCCACCACGAGAGCTGCTCGCAGCTCGTCTCAGGCTCAGCCGGTCAGGGTCTCGACTTCCTCCTTCGTGGCCGCTGCGAAGTTGGCGAGTCCGCCACCGAGGTCGATGGGCGGCTGGTGTGGGGGCCGACCAAGACCTACGCCCGCCGCACGGTGCACCTGCCTCGGTTCCTCTGCGACCAGCTCGCCGCCTATCTGGCCGAGCGGCCGCACGGCCCGGACGATCTGGTATTCACCGCGCCGCAGGGTGGCCCGCTGCGGGAGCAGAAGTTCGTCGCCGGCATCTTCAAGCCGGCGGTGGCCCGGGCCGGACTCCCCCACCGGCTGCGGTTCCATGACCTTCGCCACACCTGCGCGAGCCTGCTCATCGCCCAGGGCGCCAGCATCAAGGCGGTCCAGGCCCAGCTCGGCCATGCCTCGGCGACGGTGACACTGGACCGCTACGGGCACCTGTTCCCCGACGAGCTCCAGCAGCTCGCCGACCGGCTCCAGGACGCCTACGCCGAGGCCAGCACGGACCCAGCACGGACCGAAGCCGCTGAGGCAATGCTTCGACAACGCAAAGAGGCAGGTCAGTAACCTGCCTCTGCTGGTGGAGGTGGGGAGATTCGAACTCCCCTGTCTCGTGATCCGCGCCGACCGGCGGCACGCTGCGCTGATGGCCGAATCCAGCTGCTGACCAGCAGGAACCCTCTGTCTCAGCATCGCCTACGGCGACTCGTGCCGACTCGCGGGTTCACGGCGGGTTGTGGCCCCAGTGTGGCCCCACCGTGGCCCCGCGGCCCGCCCTCGTGTCCTGTCCGCATTCAGCGGGGCCGCACCCGATGACGCGGGCCGGCCCCATGGGACACGAGGAGCAACCCCTCATGCCCGACACCGACCCTACTCCGGCCCGCCGCCGGCGTCTGCTCCTGGACGTCGCCCAGGCCGCCAGCGAAGTCTCCCGCCTCGTCCACGAAGCCCGCGACCTCCATCTGCCCGTCGAGCCCGGCGTCCGCGAGGGACGCGACGCGCTCGTCCGCTGGGCTGTTCTTCTGGAAGAGGTCATTCCCTGAGCTAGTGGCCCATCACCATCGACGGCCCCCGTCACCTGACGGGGGCCGTCGCCTCATGGGGCACCTGCTAGCTACTTACGCAAGTTCCTCCGCCACATGCTGTCTGACATGTGACAGCCTGTTCCTCAGCTCTGTGATGATCGGCAGGAAGCCACGCCGGATTGCCTCCGAGTCGAGGATGGAGGGTGAGCCCTTCAACTCATCGAGGAACCACCACTCAAAGATGCCGCCCTCTTCTTCGGCGAGCGCAACGGTGAAGGGCTTTCCGGCCGTGACTTCAGCAAGCGCACGCGGAAGGTCTTCAGCTTCGGCGAGAAGTGCTGCCTCTTGATCCTTGATCAGGGCGTATGCCCAGAGGCTGAAGCGATCATCAACGAGGTCAACGCAGCGAAAGACGTAAGGAAGCCCAGCTTGCCGGATCAGTCCGAGAGTCGGTTGGTCATAGTAGCCATAGGTCTCGACGACCTCAGAGCCACCAGATGGCTTCCATGGGGGCGCGCCGTCCTGAATCGCGATCTGATCAGCCATGACCACCACCTCCCCCCGGTTGGTCGAAGCAGTCGTCAAACCGCTTCGCTACATCATCGGTCCAATCCCCATCGTACTCAACCGAGATGTGGTTCGGAATCATACGACTTGGCGTACTTTCTACCCTGAAGCCGGCACTCCTCCGACGCCCCACGCTGGTGTAGCGAACAACGTCCCTCCAGGCGAGGTACTCCTGTCGAACGGCCATCGCAGCCTGACGGCGAGTGAGGCGACCAGCCAAGAGGGAGACGTCGCGCTCTTGGGCCCGCGGCTTCATGCGAAAGTGCGGTAGGGTCTGCCCCGTCAACGCTGGTGAGCGCCCTGCGTACTGCGTCAGGACCATGCTGTCGCGGAGTTCGATGGGGGGAGGGCGTCTCGGCATGACGCCATACGCTACCTCAAACGCCCACTTCCTGCCGCAGGCCGTAACGCGGTCAGATGTAGATGCTGTCGCGGACGGCCCCAGCCAGGGCGGCGGCTCGGTCGTGGGCCATGACCGCGGCCACTGCGGCGTCGATCCGCCGTGGGGAGTCGCGGCGCTCCTTGGCCAGCCGGGCGCCACGGACATCCTCCCGGAGCACGGCATTGCCGATATGGCGGGCCAACCGCGAGTCACCCGAGTGGGTGAGCTGGCCGTTGACGACGGCCTCATAGAACCGGGCCGTGGCCGGAGTCATCCGGCCCGGCGACTGCGGATACTCCAGCACCGGCAAGCCCTCGCCGTCGAGGAGCTGGAGCGATCGTGCCCAGCGGAACGGGTCGGCGGCGATCTCCAGCACCCGCCAGCGCCGGCACGCCTGCCTGATCGCATTCTCCACGTCCACGATCGGGACCTGGCGGCCATCGGCCTCCCACAGCTCCACCAGGTCGACGTGGGGCCGCTGGTCGACGGTGGCCACGGTCAGGACCGTGGTGTCGCCATTGAACGACCCGTCGAACGCCAAGACCACCTCCTGGCCATCGGCGATCGACCGGGTCGCGTCGGCGCAGGCAGCCCAGGAGGACGGCGGCAGCCAGGCGTCCTCGAGCTGGTCGGTGAGCTGGCACAGCCGGGCCCGGCGGAAGCTGGCTTCCCGCATCTTCGGCGGCAAGCAGGCTTCCAGGCCGTCCCAGGCGAGGAAGTCACCGCCCGCCGGGTTGGCCAGCTCCCAGCAGTGGCGGCAGTCGACCGGGTGGTCCTCGAACCCGGCCGCCGAGTGCTCCCGCCATACAACCAGCGGGTCGGCCGGGTGGTCGGCGGCGTAGGTCCTGAGCCGGCCCAGGACCGTCTGGTCAAGCTCCGGCCCCGGGGTGCCGATGGCCCAGCACCACACTGGACTTCTGTTTCCCGGTGGCCAGGGAGACGACCTCGTACACCTCCTGGTCGACCCGGCCGGCCTCGTCGACCAGGGCCAGGGTGAAGTCCAACCCCTCCAACCGCTTCGGCACCGCCGGCAGAACATGGAACGCAGCACCCCGGGCTGGGACGGTCATGTGATCGTGGTACACCTGGACGCGGGCCTCCAGCTCCGGGTGGAGCTCCACCATGCGGACGGCGATGCGGAACGTCAGACCGGCCTGCCGCTCGTCGGTGGCCACGACCACGACCTGGGCGCCCTCCGGCCCGGCCAGCAGCTCATATAGGGCCAGCACGGCGGTCAGGCTCGTCTTGCCCTGCCCCCGGGGCAGCATCCACCCGGCCAGGCGGGGCCGGGGCTTCTGATCCCAGGTGGAGGCGATCAGCGCCCGCTGCCAGGGCCGCAGACGCAACGGCTTGCGGACACCGTGGCCGCGGGGCGCCCGTATGTAGTCGGTGGCGAACCGCGCCACCGCCAACTCGCGCCGTCTGGAGCCGCGTAGGAGCAGTGGGGAGCCGTTGACTGCGGCTTTAGGGCCCGCCTTCACGGGCCTATCCTGACGCCATGAGCAAGATGAACCCGGACATCATCGCCGGCACCCGCGTCGCCGTCGAGCTCCTGACGGTGTGGACGGAGTCGAACCAGCAGTTCGCGAGCACTTACATTGATGCCGTCCTGAACGACCCGAACGGGCCGGGCGCCCCCAGCATCATCGCCGGCCAACTCAACGTGGGGGCGGCTTTGATGGTGATGCTGGCCGAGGCGCGCGGCGCGGAGACGCCCAACGACATCAACATGATGACCGGCGAGACCCTCCGTGGCCTGTACCGAGATCTCGCCCAGTAGCAACGGCCTCACACGACCACCGGACCCGGGTTGCCACCATCGCCGCTGGTCAGCGAAGTAATCGCGAGTTCGGCTGGCGAGGGGTGAATGGCCATCTCTCTGCTCAGAACTCGGGCGGCCAAGTGGGCGGACCTCGCGCCGTTGCAGCTCCGGCAGCGGACGACCAGGCGGCCATCGGGGCGGCCGCCGGCTGCTACTTCCTTGACGTGGTCGGCGGTGAGGTCAGCCGAGGGGTGGGCGGGGCGGCGCTCCCACCCTGGGCACCAGTCGCCCACCATGGCGCGGTGGTCGGCCACGACCCGGCGCCTGCGCTCCCGCTCTCTGGCGTCGTCGAGGTCGGGGCGACGTTGCCGCTTGGCCTGGTCCTTGACCCGTTGGCAGTCGCCGCATCGGGGCTTGCCTCGTACTGGTTGCTTGCAGCCGAGGCAGGGGCGGATGAGGGTGCGGGTCATCGGGGCTTGCGGCGCTTTCGCTGGCGTAGCTTGTCGCGGCAGGCGGGGCAGCGGTCGCCTGGCCCGATGAAGGACTGGCGACAGCCGATGCACAGGTCCTGGACCTTCCTGACGCTGTACCTCCAGCGGGTCTTACCCATGGCGTCGGAGGAGGGTGAGGAGGAGTGGAGTGGGGCGTACGCCATGACGCACGCCCACGACTCCGGCCCCGGCATACGCCGGCACGCGGACCACGGCCACGTGATCCAGCGCGGCTCTGGTGCGGGTGACCCGGCTACGATCGGGTGACCAGCGGGAGCCGCGGGGACTTCGGCGAAGCCGATGGAGAGGCCGAGGGGGACGCCGTCGCGGGCCAGCTCCAGCACTTCGTCGCCGATGCTGGTTTTGCTGACGTGCCATGCGCCGTGGGCGGCGTCGGCGCGTTCCTCCAGCTCCAGCATCACTCCGATGGGGAGGGTGCCGGCGTCCCTGGGGTGGGTGGCCGTCAGTGGGACCGTGGCCGGGTTGGTGCCTTCGAGGGCGCCGCGGGTGAAGGTCTCGGTGACGAGGCGGCCCCGGTCGACCACGCGGGCCTCGACACCCCAAGGGAGCAGCGGGCCGACCAGGGTGCGCCCGTCCCCCCCGTCCCGGAGGTGGAGGGAGCTGGTGAGGTTGCGGACGTGGATCATGCGACAGCCCCCGTCTCGGGTGGTGCCTGGTCGTCGATGCCGGCGATCGGGGGCAAGTCCTCCAACTCCCTGACCTCGGAACGCAACTTCCAGCCCGCGCGAATCGCGCTCTCGTGCGCCTGATACCTGGTGAGCAGGTCGGTGCGGACCAGCGCTGCAGCGTTGAACTTGACCGTGGTCGTTGAGGAGCAGGGCGGACAGGGCCACCTCCAGCCGCACCAGCCAGGGCCTGAGCCCGAACGTGAGGAAGTCGAGGGCGCGTTGCTCGACGGAGGCGTAGGTGAGGCTGCCGCCGCTGTCGGCGCCGATCAGCTCGGGCTGCACGCCGAAGTACCTGGCGATGGCGCGGATGTTCGCCTGGGTCGTCTCCAGGAACTGGGCTTCCTCGGGGGCGATGGTGATGGCCTGGAAGCGGGCGCCGGAGCCGAGGACGGCGATGTCGCGGTTGCCGGCGTGGCGTTCCCGCCAGCGGGCCTTGAGCTGGTCGGCCCGTTCCGGCTTGATGTCCTGGTCGGAGGTGAGCACCCCGGAGGGGATCGCGGACTCGTCGAACAGCTTGGCCGCGAACTTCTCGGCGCCGAGGCCGAGGCCGATGGCTTGCCGTGCATGCTGGATCGGGGACAGGCCGAGGACCTGGCCGGGGGCGGTGAACGCCTTGACGTGCCAGACGGAGGCCGGGTCGACTTCCTGGCCGTCGACCCGCCAGATGATCCGGCTGTTCGCTTCCACCTGGACGCGCTCAGGGGCGAGCAGCTCCACCTGACTCGGCAGGAGACCGGCGCCGGCGCGGTCGACGATGAGGCCGTAGCAGTTGCCGCGGAGCAGCAGGCTTTGCAGGGCCGCGTAGGTGAAGTCCGGGAGGGTCCAGCCGGCCGAGGGGGTCCGCAGGATCGGCGGCAGGGCCGGGAGCGGGTTCGGGTCGCCGTCGCGGTAGGCGGCCAGGGGGAGGGTCGAGATGCTCCCGGCGATCAGGTTGACGCACGCCCACACGGCCGAGTGCTGCATGGCCGTGGTCGGGTTGACCGGCACCGCGGCATAGGTCGAGGACACCGGGATGTCCCCGATCTGGAATAGCGCCCGGTCGTGGCGCGTCCATGGCCACTGCCAGGGCATCGGCTCAGGTCTTTCGCTGTCGTGGCGGCTTGGGCTTGGCCACGGCCTTCTCCTCGACCTCGGCGGCGTGGCTGCCGCACTTGGGGCAGGCCTGCTCGTCGGGCGGGTAGGTGGCCTGGCACCCGAGGCAACGGCGGATGACGCTCATCGGCTCAGGTGGTTCCGACGAAGGTCTTGACCGCGCCGGTGTCGACCAGGGCGCCGTCCAGGCGGAGGATGCAGCGGAAGGCGATCAAGTCGTCCTGGAACTTGAATTCGTCGCTGCGCTCGAACCTGATGCCGTTGACGATGCGGATGAAGTACTTCGACATGTCGCCGAAGGCGATGTACTCGGCGCCGTTGGCCGCGGCCGGCATGAACGGGTCGACGAACACCGGGTAGCCGAGGATGGAGCGGCGGTCGGTCAGGCCCTGGACAGGCTGCGCTGAGGTGTCCTTGAGCTTGCGGATCCCGACGTTGACGGCGTTGCGCATCAGGAACGCGGCGCTGTCCGACTCCGCATACGGCTCGGCGAC